ATATAAATGAAACCCATTATGAAAATTTAATTAAAGTAATTTCACAATTGAAACCTTTAAAAGTTTAGTTACAAACCCACTTCGGTGGGTTTTTTATTGGAGTAATTATGACTTGGAGTGCACATGAGGTCTATGACAGCTTTCAGGTTATACCTGATAATGATTTAAAACCTCATTCATTTTTTTACTGCGAATGCCATCCCGAATATGTGGATGGCATTTTTATTCATAACTCATTTTATGGTAGAGAAGCGACTTAAACTCCTTTACCTAGTTAATAGGTTAACCATGGTTAATTCTGATTATGTTCCTGAATGGTATATCTTGCCATTCCAACATGTGCAGTACACGCTCGCTCGAAATCAACTACACATGGATTTGTTATTTGAAGATATGGATAAGGCTGATCAATTTTTGGATATGGGAGCGGATGCACAGGTTAGTACTTTTTCTGATGGTGCATATGCAATCGTCCAAATTGGTGATACGGCGGATAAAGACCGAATTCAAGTTTATGGATTGCTTTTACATGAAGCTGTTCATGTCTGGCAAAAGATTAAAAAGCTCATGGGTGAACGAGAACCGAGCTCTGAGTTTGAAGCTTATTCAATTCAGGCGATCGCTCAAGACCTTTTTAAAATGTATGAAGAAAGCGAGGTGAATGATGGGATGGAAGGGGAAAAAGCCAACTGAATTTAGTTTTGATGTGGCTAAAACAGCAGAAGACCATGTAAAGAATATTGTCATGGATACCGTGCAATCCTTAGTTAATTTAAGTCCCGTCGATACTGGTGCATACCGTGCTTCACATATTGTCTCGATTAGATCTGCTGATTTAGGCGTGCGTGAACCTGAAACAAACCCTGTTAACGATGCAGCAATTCAAGCTGTAAAGATTAAATTGGGCAATTTGGTCTACATTCAGAATAACCAACCTTATGCTGAACGTTTAGAAAACGGCTGGTCTGATCAAGCACCACAAGGTATTTATGGTCTCACGTTTAACTTTATTTCTCAAAAGTACGGTGGCTAAAATGACAATGACTTTAGAGCAGACAAGGCAAGCTATTATTGATCGCATGCAAAGCTTTACAGGTATTACGCAAGACAGAATCCAGTATCCAAATTTACCAGGCTTTAATGTACCTAAAGATGGTGTTTGGTGCCGCTTAACGATTGCAGGTGGTCCCAGTTTTACTTCTGGCATTGCAGATAAGCCATGTACTCGCCGTACCGGTAATATCATGATTCAATGCTTTGCACGTCCCAATTCAGGAATAATTGAAATCACAAAATTGAGTGATGCATTACTTGCTCATTTTGAATATTTCACAATCGAACACTTAGAATGTTTGAATGGCCAATCTATTTATGCGGGTAAAGATGCTGACTTCATTCAATACAATGTATCAATAAGTTTTTTAGTTAACTAAAGCACATAACAAACCAATCTTTCACTACCACCTCATCGGTGGTTTTTTTATGTCTATAGGAATCACTTATGAGCAATTTTGTTTTTAAGCGTGGTGACACATTCAACTTGAATTTGCAGCTGGTTGATATGGATGAAACCCTGCAGTATCCACCGGATGATGTTCGTCGTGCAATTGATCTTACAGGTTATACCTTCACTTCACAGGTTAAAGCTCTGGCTGATGGCGCTGCTGTGGCTACCTTGACTTGCGCAGCATTAAACCAGAGCACACAGAAGGGATGGCTTAACGTTAAATCAGGTGCAAGTACAGCAGCTTGGCCTTTAGGTCTGTGCCAGATGGATATTAAGGCTGTCGTGAATGGAGTTACCCAGCATACAGATACTTTGATTTTCCAAGTGATTGATGGGGTAACAGCATAATGGCAAATCTTGTTTTTAAATTTAGTTGGGATCATCGGCCATTCCCGTATAACTCGGCTCAGGGAAAACGGCAATTCATGCTGCCATTCGCTTCAGGTATTCCTAATCTGGCACCAAACTTTTCGCAGGTCCAAGGTACTGCTGCAGTCTCTCAAGGTGGTACTGGGGCGACAACTGCACTAGATGCTCGAAATAATCTCGGAGCAGCAGAAAAAGGGGTGAATAGTGACATTACAGAGCTAAAAGGATTAACCAAGGCTATTGCAATTTCTCAAGGTGGTACCGGTGCAACAACTCCATCCGATGCTCGAACTAACTTAGGGCTTGGTAGTGCCGCAACTAGAAATGTTGGTACTACAGCTGGTAATTTGATAGAAGTTGGCAGCTTTGGAATTGGTGGAGTAGGCCAAACTTTTGAAAGAAAAATGATTACGGGAGTAAACCTAGATTCTGTCGTTAGCTATGTATTGTTATTTCCTTATTCTGTCAGAAGCTCACCCAATCGAAACATGTTTGGTGAGCTAGTGTTTTCGAGGGGTGATTCAGGCTCAGCAAATCAACATTCGAGAACTTTAGTATCAATTCAGCAAGCATATGATCGTGTTACAGCTCGGTTTATTAGTATTGGTGTAACAACTCATATTTCAGGTATGGCTGTAGTTAAATATCAAAATGTAGACTATGTTGCCATTCGAAGAACAGCAAGTTCTTCAACATCGGCATTTAGATATTTTTCCGGTATTTCCAATATTACATCTGATAATTATTTAGTTACTGTTCATGCAGATGACGTTGTTATTGTCAGTGAGATACCTGTTGTAATTGAGCAGCTAAGAACATCTGCGAATACTTCTGTGGATTCCAACGGTTTCATAAAAGCAGCATCACCAGTAGTTAAGCTATTTAACGACCATATCGAGCTCAATAATGATGCAGAAAAGCAGCCTATTGAATTTAAGAAAGTCGATGTAGGCGACTATTTACTTAAAGGCTCTTTAGGCTTTGCTCAAGAAGGTTGGTATATCGAAGTACCTAAAGACGCAAACGGCAACACAATCGTTGCAGTAGTGTATGACACCCTAGAAAATGGTGACATCTCAATTAAAACTTACAAGCGTAAGTTTGATTTTGAACTTGCTGCTGTTGTGGCAGATCACGAGAACCCAATGGACATTCCAGAAGGCCGCTGGATTGATATCCGTCTGCATGAAGAACCTGAACCAGAACCTGAGGTTGAAGAAACTTTGAGTGAAACACCAGTGGATTTCCAGCCTACTAACTTATCTCAGGCAGTTGCTGCAGCCATGAATGGCGTGGAACCGCCAGAAATCTCAGACACAGACGAAACACTTTAATAACCCGCTTAAAAAGCGGGTTTTTTATTGCCTAAATTTTGGAGAACCATAAATGAGTTCAGGCGCAAAAATTCGATTATATGCTTGTGAAGAAGCAGTTTTAGGAACAACTCCAGCAAACCCGATCTGGTACACAGTTCGCCGTGTAAGTGATGGTTTATCTGAAAATGTTTCTACTGAAGAAAGCAGTGAAGTGGTTGATTCACGTTTTCGCCAAGGTGGGGTAGTTACTGAAGCAGAAGTAGCAGGTCAGTTAGAGTTTGAATTATCACTTGGTACCTTTGATTTGTTCTTAAGTGCTTTAGCATTCAATAACTGGGCGACAAACAGCTTAACAATTGGCGGTGCTGTTCGAAAATCATTAACGTTAGTTAAAGTTTTTGAAGATATTGGGCAGGTGTTTATTTACCGTGGAGTTCAGGTCAATTCTGGTGAAATTACTATCCAGACTACAGGAAAGATCACTGGTAACTTTGGTCTTGTAGGTAGCTCATTTACTAGACAGCAAGTCAACCCTGTTGTAAATCCGATTGCAGCTTCAACACGTCCACTGGTCAGTATGCCAAACGTGGAAAACTTGCTTGTAAACGGCCAGTCAATTCAAGGCAAAGCATGTCTACAGTCTTTGACCATTTCTATTAACAATAACCTTGAAGCAATCCGTTGTATCGGATCTGGTAAATACACTCCAGAGTTTTATTTAGAGAAGATGATGGATATCGAAGCGAATGCTTCATTCATGTTCTCGGCCACAGCTGCTGGTTGGATTGATGCAATCAAAACCCGTGATGTGTTTACACTGACCTTCGACATCAGAGACAGCAAAGGAAGTAAATATTCGTTCAACTTCCCGCAATTGGAAGTCATGGAAGCCAATCACCCGGATGGTGGTGGTGATGACATCATTACTGTAGATATCAACTTTGCCCAAGTTCGTACAGCGCCAACAATTGTACGTGCTCTTGTGTAATCAACTTATTCAGTAACAAAGCCTATGGAATCCCATGGGCTTTTTTATTTCTAAAATTTCAGAGGTTGTTATGGCTTTAAAAGTCGGAATTATTAAAAGCTCGGACGTATCAAAATGGTGTGAATACAAGGGGGTTGATGGCGAAGTACAGGCAGAGTTCAAAGTCCGTGGTATCGCCTATAAACCTTTTCAGGTAGCAATTGAACGAGCCGGAAATCAGATTTCATCCAAAGGCTATGATGTGATGGTCAAAGATGAAAATGCCAAGCTATACCACGAATTATTAATGGATGCATGCGCGGCCCACTTAATCGAAGACTGGAAAGGTGTGGTATTTGCCGAAATCGTAGACGGTAAAACTGTTGAGTCCGAAAAGCCATATACACCTGAGAATGCCTCAAAGCTTCTTA